AGGCGATGGCCAAGATGCACCCCATGGTCGATATGTCGCTCGACGACGAAGACATCCTTGATATGCCGCTTCCGTATCCGGTTGCTCAGAAGCCGGAATACCCATGGGGGCTGCGCATCGTGTTGACGGATGCCGAATTTCAAAAGCTGGATCTTGATCCATCGGAAGCATTCGTCGGCGGAATCATCCACCTTCACGCGCTGGCACGCATCACCAGCGTCAGTTCGAACGATTCCGGCGATGGCGCATCTTCCCGAGTCGAAATGCAGATCCAGTCGCTTTGTGTCGAAAGCGAAGACGCCGAGAACGACGACGACTGACCCGCCACCCAAGGATCGCCCTATGAAGGCCGCCTCTCGCGCTATTGGCTTCGTCCTGATGGCGCTGCTGGCGGTTGCCGCACCCGCGTCGGTCTATGCCCAGTCCGCACTCCTCCAGGGCGGCCCCATCACGGCGGGTCATGTGCCGGTCTACATCAACAGCTACTCGCAGCAGCCGGTCGTCACCGACAGCGGTCCTGCGGCTGGTGGACCGCCAGGGACGGGCCTCAGCGAGCTGGGCATCACTGCGCGCGGAAACGGAACGGCGCCCTATGCAAATGCCGGCACCGGCAACATGGCCACGAATTTCTGCGATTATGACGCGCCGACGACGAATGCCACCGGCTACCACTCGCTTTGCTTCTCGCCGAACGCGCAAGGCGGCGGCCTGATCGCCTACAATGCCTTCGGGACCGCCTCTGCGCTGCCGTTCACGATCGAGGTCAACGGCCAGAACTTCACCTTTCCTGGCTTCGTGAACTGCATCGGCTGCGGCACGATCGCGAGCCAGAACGCCAACAACGTGAACATCACGGGCGGGACGATCGCCAATACGACCGGATCGACCATTCTAGCCACAGCGACGAATGGCACGACCGCGCGCACGCTTGCGGCGCATTTTGCCGATGTCGTCAATGTGCTGGACTTTGGCGCCGATCCGACGGGAACCAACGACAGCACTGCCAATATACAGGCCGCGATTAATACGTTTCCCGTCACCGATGGGTTGGTGCAGGGCGGCGGCACGGTTTATTTTCCTCCGGGCGTCTACAAGGTCTCTGGCTCCCTTGTGCTGTCGGGCCGTAGCGGCGTCATGCTGGTTGGCGCAAGCCGTAGCGCCACAAAGATTCAATCCACCGCGAATGCTCCGATCGTCTACGACAGTGCTGCCTTCCCCATCAACGACAATCATGTTGGTGTGGAGAACATGTGGCTGGCCTGCCCGGGCCAGTCTAACCCAAGCGCAGACGGGATCAGCTTCACCTATGTAAACTCCGGCGTCATCCGCGATGTCTTCATTACCGGCTGTAATGAAGGGCTCGCCATGTATGACGAGTACCAGACAGTCATTGATAATGTCTACGTGAACGGCACAGGATCCGATCAGAATGCTATCGGTCTTTTTGCCGGGCCGCCGACTCAGTCTGGCAATCTTCAGCCGAATAACGCTCTGATCGTCAGCAACACGACAATTGATAGTGTCAGTCAAATCGGTTTCGACCTGCAATATTTCGCGGGGTCAAAATTCGTCAACGACGAAGCAGCAGGCGGCCTTGATGCTTGGAGCCTTTGCAACGTCGCATACGCCAATATCCCTGGACAAAGTTGTCAATTCGGCAACTTCACAAATGACTTGGGAGATTCGACCAGCGGCGATAGCTGGTACATCAACCAGGGGGCCAATAGCGCGCCGCTGAACAACCTCGTGTTCGCGAACATCTGGGCCGGGAACAGCTTCAGCACAGGGTTCTACTTGGGCGGTGCGAATACTGTGAATGTGGGCGTGCTGCACGTCGTATCGGCGGACAACGGCCTTGAATTGGTCAATGACGCCAATATCGTCGTGGACGCTCAGATCAGCGCCTACAACCGGAGCAACAACGGCTCCTATGCCGTGGTGTTGAGCGGCACCACGAATAGCGAGGTTCACGCCAATACGACGACGACGGAGCCCGTCCTCGGCTACAATGGCATCGAGGAAATCAACAATTCCAGCGGCAACAGCATCTGGGGCGGCGTCGCGTCCTGCACGCTCGGCCTGGCTTTCGGGGGAGCGTCCACCGGAATTGCTTACGGCGGCGCCCGGTCTTGCCAATACGAAATCAAAGGCTCTGAAGTCACGGTCCAGTTTTACGAGCCGTTGACGGCTGTGGGCAGCGCGACGGGGAGTGCGACGCTGACGGGCCTGCCCATTCAGGTGGGTCCGGCGGTGGGCTGGGGCTATGGTGGCGTTTCGACCTTGCTCGGAACGGCCATGACAGGGCTTGCCGGCCCGATCTTGGCCCAGGCAGCACCCGCTTCGACGACGGTGAATTTGTACAACCAAGGTGCGACCGGCTTTGCCGCTTTGACGAACAGCAACTTTACGAGCACGACCTTGGTTGATGGTCGACTCAACTATTTCAAACAGTAATGATCCCGCCCCTCACCAGCCAGATCGTTGCCAACAACGCCATCCAGCTGATCGGCGATAATTCTCCGCTGGTCTCGGCGGGCGCGCCAAACTTCGACCAATCCCCGGCTGGCGTGGCGTTGCAACAGCTCTACGCGCCGACCGTCGCGACCGTCATGCGGCAGTTCGGCTGGGATCTGGCGCGCAACACGCAGCCGTTGGTGCTCACCGGCAATCCGGCGCCATTCCCCTGGGAGTTCGAGTACACCTATCCGACCAACTGCCTGGAGGTGCTGCAGGTCGCGCCGCCGTCGATCGCCGATCCGAACGACCCGCTGCCGGTGAATTGGTCTGTCGGCAACGATGTGGTGGGAAGCGCTCAGGTTAAGGTGATCTTCTCGAACCTCGCGGGCGCGCTCGTCGTCTACAACAACGGCCCGGCCGAGAACACGTGGGACCCGCTCTTCACGGAAGCCGTCGTCCGCCTGCTCGCGTCCAAGCTCGCCATGGCGATCGCCGGCCGCTCCGATACCGCGCAGACGCTGCTCCAGTCTGGAAGCGCGATGGAGCAGATCGGCGAGACGCGGGGTGATGTCTGATGGCAGCCTCGGTTAATTCGCCGGCCGATGTCATCAACTTGGCCCTAGTGCGCATCGGCTACAAGACCCGCATCGGCTCGGTGTGGGAAGGCTCGATGGCAAGCAAAGCCGCGCTGTCGATCTACGCGCAGACGCGCGATGCGGTCTTGCGCGAAGGGGACTGGCAATTTGCTGAGCAGATCGTCGCGGCCACCCTGACCGGCAACGCGGCGCCGTTCCCATGGTCCTACGAGTACGTCTACCCGGCCAACTGCATCAAGATCAGGAACCTATTCAGCCCCGGTTACGCGCTCGACACGAACAATCCCACGCCGACGCTTTGGACGGTCGCAGACAGCGCAGCCGCCGCAAAGGTCATCTGGTCGAAGGCTGTTGGCGCCACGCTCGTCTACACGGCTCAGGTGACGAACCCGGCCAACTGGGAGCCGGGCTTTGTCGAGGCGCTTGTGGCGGCCCTGGCGCGGCGGCTGGCGGCGGTTCTGGTCAGTCCGCAGGTGGCACAGGCCGAAGCCGATGACGAAAGCGCGATGTTCAAGAACGCCGAGAGCGAGGTCGGATGACCAGCGTCGTCACTTGCCCGGAGGACGTGGTCAACATCGCCTTGATGCGGATCGGCTACCAGTTCCGCGTCAACAACCTGTTTGAGGGCACCAAGCACGCGACGGCCGCACTCAACATCTACGCGCAGACGCGCGATGAGATGCTGCGCGGCTTCGATTGGAGCTTCGCCGAGCGCAACACCGGCATGACGCTCATCAAGCAGGCGCCAGCGGGCGGCTACTTCCCGCCGAATATGTGGTCGAGCGCTTATCCTCCGGTGCCCTGGGCGTATGAGATCCAGTATCCGACCGATGCCCTCAAGATCCGCGCGGTGAAAAACGTGCCCGTCTTCGTGCCGGACTTCGATCCCCAGCCCTACCAGTTCTCGGTCGATAACGACAATTCGCTCGCCGAGCCGAGCAAGGTCATCCTGTGCAACGTCTACCCCGGGCTGGTCGTCTACACCGGGCAGATCACCGACCCGCTGGACTGGGAGCCCGACTTCACCGAGGCGCTGGCGGCCTCTCTGGGGCGTCGCTTGGCGCCTGTGCTGGTCGGCCTGCAGGCGGCTCAGCTCGCGGCGCAGGATGAGCAGCAGTCCGATACCGTCGCCGAGAACACGAGGGGCTGATGCATGTCAAACCTGCCAAGTGACATCGCCAGTCAAGTATTAGACGCAATCGGGTCAACTTACGTCCTCGGAGACATAAGTGAAGGCTCGCGAGAAGGGCAGGTTATACTGCGTGCTTACGGGCAGTGTGTCCGTCAATTACTTCGCGGCGCGAATTGGGACTTCTGCCGAAAGTCTGCTCCGTTGCAATTACTTGCGGATGCGACCGGCCAGACGCCGAACGTCGGCACGGTCGTTCCGTCCGGTTTCCAGTTCGAGTACGGGTACCCGATCGACTGCATGAAAATCCGGTTCATCCAGCGCAACCACCAATACCCCGCAAGCGCCTTTCCGCCGGGCAACATTTCCATCCCGCCGAATGTGCCGATGACGCCGAACCTCGGCGCGGGCTTTCCCGGCTCGCGCCCGCGTCCCGCGCGCTTCGTCATCGCGACGGACAGCAACTATCCCGCGGCACCCGGCGCACTCACATGGGACACGCAGGGCGTCGGGCCGAACAGCCGCACGGTGATTCTCACCGATGTCAAAGACGCGCACGCGACCTATACGGCGCTGATCCTCTACCCGTCGCAGTGGGACAGCCTGTTCCGCGCGGCGCTCGTCGCCTACATCGCAAGCGAGGTGGCGTTGCCTTTGACGGCGAACAAGGCGTTCGGGCTCCAGCTGCGCAACCAGCAGATCGCCATCGCCAAAATGAAGATCGAACAGGCGCGGCTGGTTGATGGAAACGAGGCCACGACATCGACGGATATTTTTCCAGACTGGATGTCGGCAAGAAGGACGGGCGGCGGTTCACGCTGGTCAGGCTACGGGATTGGCGGTGATAGTTACGGTTACGGATCGTGGGACGCATGTTCGTTTGCCGATGGCACCGCATA